CGCGTCATGTTGTCCAGCGAATCGGTGAAAGACTGGGATGCACTGCTAGTAAACGCCAGCGCACCAGATAGGCCCTCAACTTGGCCAAATAATACCGACAGGTTTTCAGTGGTACCGCCGGTGCGCTCATTGAGGTGATCAAGGAAGCCGGCCAAGCCTCTGGTTTGCAAGCCCGCCGCGCTGAACTCTAAGCCCAAATCTTTAGCGAGCTCTTTCGCCTCAGACGTGGGTTTAATCACGGCCGAGATAATCGCCCTCAGCTGTGTAATCGCCTGGCTGGTGGTCAGACCACCTTTTGTAAGCGCTGCAACAGCGGCTAGCAGCTGATCAAAAGAAACGCCAGTTTGTGCCGCAATGGGCGACACTTGGCCGAGATTCGCGGCAAGCTCTGGGATGGTGGTACGGCCATCGCGTACCGCCTGGAATAATAGGTTTGAAAAGTGCTGGGCCTGATCAACGCCGGCACCATAGGCATTAAGCTGCGGCTGGATCGCGTCTAATGCCACATCGACATCGGTAATACCGATCTGGGCCAAGCGATTGGCCACAGTGAGAATTTGGACCGCATCAGCGCTGGACATCGCGCCGGCGGAAATCGTGCCGTAAAGCGCACGCGCACTGGTTACATTGGACTGGCCAAACTCACGAGATAGCCGGCGGGTTTGCTCTGCTAAGTCATTAATTGATGTGGTATCAGACAACAAGGTATCCACCTCATTGATCGCCACACCAAACTCACGCGCGTCGCCAGCACTAATGGCCAAGAAACCACCGACTGCGGCGCCTGCAGCCAGGAACGTAGTAAACCGCCCCCGGACTTCTTCAACCGTCGGGCCTAATAAGCTGACCTCACTCCGCACCTTTGATATTTGGCGCTGAGTTAATGCATAAGCTCGGGCCTGTTCACTGGCAGATAACTTGCCGCTGCTTACCAGCTTTTGATAATTACCTTCTAGGCGCTTAACTTCCTTATTGGCTCCGTCTAGCGACTTTGAGCCGAGGTCGTCGAACGCCTCTTCAATTTCATCAGTACCCTTCTTGGCGGTCGTGCGCATCTCGCGCACCCCGTCATTAAACGCAGACACACCTTTATTGAAGCCGGTAACCAGGTCGCGTAAATCGGCGGCCAGTCTGATTACTAAATCGGCATTATCGGCATTCTGCACAATCAATGAATCCTAAATTTCAGGCACAAAAAAACCGCCCTGGGGGCGGCTTGGTTATCGGTCAGTAGTGGGTGGTGGTTATTGCTCTAAGGCATTCTTTATGTGCTGGCCCATTTTGTTTTTCTTAATCGTGTCCCGAGCTGTGGCAAGCAACGTGGTCATAGTTTTCGCCCAACTACCGGAAAACTCAGTAATTCGTGGATTCACTTCGCGCGCGATATACCCCATCACACTGGCATCGTCGAGCAGCCACGTTAAAGATTCATCCAAGGCGGTGACGCACTCATGCACCGGCATTGCATGTACCTCTTTATCGGTGTGGCGCGTACCACCAGTCGACGGAATCTCTACCAAGAAATCACAAATAACCTTCAATAGATCCGGTGTGATATTCGTAATTTCTATCTCATTAATCTCAACAGCTTCACCGGAAAAATCAATTACATGCCCAAACGATTTATTGAGTTCAGACATGAGGTTGACCAAGGCAAGCAGTTGGCCCATGGTGACGCTAGTAGGCTTTGCTTGATCTGTTTTCATGGGTTTATCCAATGGGTTTATCCAAATAGTGTGTCTTGAATGGCCAAACCGCCATCTTCAAATTCGCCGATGAGTTCACGGCGCAATGTAATCGTGAGCTCTTCTCTCACTTGCGGCCCGGCCACCATATCGCGACGTGTATTCAACATGCCGGCGATTGATGGGCCATGGGTGGCTATCGGTGCATCTTCCCCTTTCCACCCGCGCTCTTTGCTCCCTGCCCGACGTATGGCAATACCAAGGCGATCACCGAGCTCATCACCATCACGTAGCCGAAATTTAAACGCATGGCGCAGGCGTAGAGTGGGACCGCCCCGCACGATTTGCAGAGATATACCCGCCCTCTTGCCACGCTTCATCAGCTGGCGGTGACGGAAGTGAATCGTTAACGTGCCACGGCGATTACCCGTGGGCCCAGTTCTGCCTTTGGCAACAATCCGTGCCTCAAGGTTATTTGCCGTCGCATCTATGACCCTGACACGGTTCGATATGTAACCCTTTTTTAGGGTGACCGCTTGATGAATATCATTAATCGCCTCTTTGCTCTTGCGCGTAGCGAGGCGATTAATGAGCCTTGCGGTTTTCTTATTGGCACGCCTTACGGCACGTTGATAGCGTTTAGCTAGATTCTGCGGGGTGACTCTGGCGAGTACCCGCACACCCCGACTCATTGGTTACTTGGCAGTCTGGCGACTGCCCACCTTTAAGGCTTCTAAGCGGCCCGCTTCCTTGTCGGTCAGTGCGCGCTCCGCGCGGCTTAGCCAAGTCTCACCAGCGGCGAAGTCTAGACCACCATGGCGGTGGTCTTTCGCGAATTTAAAATCCTGCTTTTTTTGCGCTGGCATGTTAGAGCTCCTTGCCAAGATTTAAGAACTCGAACGGCAAATCCTTACCAGGCACCGGTAAGGGTGTGCCGGTGAAGTCTGCCGCCAAGAATTCATCGTTCAGCAGGTTGGTACCGGATGACGGGCTCAGTTTAATGTTGAAAACGGTCAACATAACCCGCTCACCGTTCGCATAGTTCGTGCCATCGAATAGCACGCGTACGCGCGCATTCTGCCCTGGGGTAGCGAGCTTGTAACCGCTCAGCACTGCCGTCTCACCTGACACGTGCACCGCTGATCCATCAGGGATATTACCGGTGGGCAACGCCATAATCATTCCGTTGCGGTGATCGATTTCATAATCGACACCAATGGCAAAAGTGGTCGCTCCATCGGTTGAGGTAACGACCAGATTTTGGCTACTAATCGATAAGTGTGGACCGACACGCACCCACAGATTGTTGTGGACGGTAACCGGCTCATCGGTAAAAGATCCGCCAAGGTTTACGTCTTCAACATTGGCCTGCAAAGCCATGCCCAAAACCTCCTTGGTCATGGAATCGGTGGAAACATTTAATGTGTAACCGCTCGGGACGCTAACCGCATCTAGCGTTTGACCATAATCAACACGGCCCTTTGACTTGCGCTCTTTGACTTCAGGTTGCCCTGGGACAATTTCACATGTCGTTCCATTAAATACTTTATTCAGGTAACCAATAACTTGGCCCTGATCGGTGACATACGCTAGACGCAAGTCTCCTTTAATAAGCATTCCGCTCATTGATATACCTCGATATATTGAAAAGCCACTCCAAGCTGGATAGTCAATATCTTCGATCCTCTGGGTGGTCCGAAAATATGGTCAACAGTCAATCTCAGGCCATGGGCCCCTACCGCCGCCCACTGGCGCGCGTCACGGAAAATCGCCTTCTTGATATCAATCACATATGGATCGGCCACCTCCATGAAATCATCGCGCGACTCATTGCCGGGTATTTCCACTGGCGCATACAATTCAACGTCGCGCTCCATGTTGGCATTGCTTGTAACCCTTACACGCTCACTCACCGGAGCAGCAGCACCCGTCATAACAAGCATGGTTCCACGCTTAAATTTGCGCTGCTCGATAGCAATCGCATCGTTTTCATCACGCAAAGGCACAACGGCCTGGCCCACATCAGTGTTAAATCCGTTACCGGTATTTATTTCCCGCAGGCGCCGGAACACTTCGTTCCTTATCGTGTTGAATGGGTTAACCATCAAATCCGAACGCATAAGGCCCTCTTGAATTCTTGGTCTTCAGCGGATGACGTAACCGGACCGTCGATCTCATATACATCCCCATGGCGTAGACCATCAGAAGTAATCTCAATCTCGCCACCAATGGCGAGATCACCAAGATCTCTGCGGGCACAGGTGACAATCAACGCTTGCTCGTTGATATCAAGGCCATCCTCTCGGTTGATCTCATCGACACCAAAAGCAAATATGATTCCTGGAGTGGTTAAACCTTCGGGCGATCGATAAATGCCGATATGTACATCCGCCCCCGGCAACTCTAAAAATGCCGACAACATTTCATATCCGTCCATATCGACCGCCCATAAAAAAAGCCGCGAATGCGGCCATTACGATTTAATGATTGATAAAAACTAAAGCGTTACTTGTTTTTCAATCTTGTCCATTTTGCCTTCGGTCAAGATCTTGTTTTCAAGCAGCTCATCCAATGACTGAATGCCACCCTGCTCATCGCGGTAATTAACGATAGCCGTTGCCGTCGTATCACCGATGCCATCCAGCGCTTCGGCAATTTCTTCTGCCGTCGCGTCGTTTAAATTGATGAGCGTCGGACCGCTACCCGAGCTCCCACCTTTATCGGTCAAATCAAGAACGCCTTCGTTAACATCTTCCACCGGCTTAATCACACCGTTGCGAAGTAAACCAACCACCGCCGTATCTGTTTCGTCGGCCATAAACTTTTTACCACGGGCAATGCTATGGCCGTTGAGCAGAACCGTGTGTTGGATACTAATGAATAACTTACTCATGATTCACCACTAAAGATTATTGCGTACGAACACGCGCGCCAAAGGTGGCGTTAGGTCGGTACAGTGTTGGTAAAGGTGCCGACTGCGTTCGCAGAATGCGCGTTGAAGGAGATTTGGTTTTCCAGCTATCCGAGTAATAACGGCCCTCGATGAGCTCACCGTTACCTTCCATGTGATCGATATCATGGATAGCACCATAGAGGCGCACACCTTCAGCAAAGCCAGGATTGCCACCCACCACCGAATAGTCAGGCATGATTTGCTCAACAGCACCGGTAAAGGGGTTCGTGTATTGCTCTTGGTACTCCCACACATTCAAGGTGCCAAAACGCCCGATAAATTCAATATGAGCGTTACCTTCGGTTGTAAATTGCGGCGCGAGCTCGGCAGTGCTAGTTGATCCCCGCCGGGTTTCCAACATCTTGATCACACGAGGGTCATCACGAAAAATCTCCGCCGCCAGCGGGTCCATCGTGACATGCGTAAGAACGCCACCCGAGTGCTGCTTAATTTTCAGGCCCATTGAGCGCAAAAATTGCAGCACGCTAACATCGTTCTCCCCCCATTGTGAGGTGCCTGCCAACGCCACAGTTAAATCTGGATGGCGACCAAAATCGACATGAAGGCGCGGATGCTTTTCGGATTCAAGAACTACCGAACCGCCATGCAACTGTTGGGCAATCATCCATTCTTCCAAGCGACCAATCATTTCGATTTGATCTTGCTGGTCCTCAACAACTTGCAATCGAATGCGATCACCAGGGGACAAGCTCGCACCACTACCGATCGTCTCGCCCACGCGACGACGCAAGCCTTGGCGCGGCTTAATATGCCGCTCATCCTTGGTATACGCCGGGTGGATTTCATTAACTTGATAGCCACGACCCTGCACCACGGGCGCTTCTGAGTCGGGAGAAACAAGTGGAGCCATTCGCGGTTTGTCTTCCACCTTATCGAAGGCCACCTTTTCAGTATCGAATGTAACCGCCTCTGTGCAATAGGTGTTCAGAAGAAACTGATTAGGTTCACCCAAGCTTTGGATATTGCGGTTAAGGGTGATCGGGTGAAAAATTGGGTTTTGGCTTTGTGGTTGCGCGATAGTCATCGGCTTAGTACTCCACGTTACGCTTGAGGTGTACATTAAGCGCGCGCAAGGCGGCTTCATGCGTTTCTGAGGTATCGTTACCGCCGAAGGTCAGCGCGTTCGTGTTGAACTCACCACTTTGATAAGCAATAACCTCGACGTCTTCGGCGGTGGCGTCCACCTGGCACGACAAGATTGCTTGCGGATGCTGAGCACCGTTGCCTAGCGCTGAATCTACAAGCACCGATTTACGGGTCGCCGTTTCGACACCAATGACACCCCCGCGCGGCAACACACCGGCCCCTGCTTTCACCGTGTATTTCTTGGTAACGATAGGGACACTAGAGCCCGCAATGAGGTTGTCAGTTTTATACTCGCCAATCGTTGAATAACCAGCCATCACTTACCTCGGCTTTCGTTAAAAAGCTTGATAGCGCGATCCGACTCGTTTAGAAAAACGTCGTCTCCATCGCCTACCAGGCCATCATTGCCACTATCCACTTCCTCGCTGCCAGCTTCGGACTCGCTTTTGAACAAGGAGGAAATGGCATCACTGATCGACAGATCGCTGTCGATTAGATCACCGGCCAGCTCAGGGCGACGAATGCCCTTACACGCCTCATTAATGGCTCGCGATCGCTCTGAATTCGCTTTGCGCTCTGCCTGAACAGCTTCTTCCACCTCGGCGCTTGGCTCGGGCGAAGCACTGGCCTGCTCATTAGGTGGCGTTTCAGGGTTTACGGTTGAGTCATTGATAGATGCCTGCTCATCATTACGATTGCCTTGCTGGCCATCTGGTTTACTCATGATTACCTCGTTTGCTACATAGTTCATGGCCTCGTCTGCCGGCATCACCTGATCAATCAAGCCATGCTGCAGCGCGGTATCCGCTTTAAAAATTGCCGCTTGCCAGCCGCGCACCACGTCAACACTTAGGCCGCGATTAGTGGCGACCGCGCTAATAAAGCGATCACCCACTTCATTGATCGACGTGGTTAAAAAGTTCGATGCATGCTCGCTCAACGACTCAAAAGGATTCATAACGGCTTTATGCTCACCCGTCCGAATGATGGTCCACGTGAACCCTTGCTGTTCGTTGTGCTTGGTCTCATCTCGATGCGCCACCAGGCCGCCCACACTCCCACAGATCAAGTCCTGCATACCGATGATTTCGTCGCAGGCACTCGCCAGCCAATAAGCCCCGGAGTTGCACGAGCTATTGATAATGGCGTACGTCGGTTTGCTAACGTTGGCAATCGTTAATGCACAATCCATGCAGCCGGCCGCATCCCCGCCATCACTATTAAAATCAAATACAAGCGCATCAATTTCCGGGTTGGCGTCGTATGACTTAATGAGTCTCGTGGTCCCCTCATAGCTGGTTAAACCACTCTGCGCGCCCATCCATGCGCCACGATTCACCAAAGTGCCATGCACCTGAACGATGCCAATACGCGCCACTGGTGGCAGTGACTCCCGGCCGACGCTGGGCTCTGTCTCAATCACTCGCACTGAAGGTTTAGCATTCGCGCCGTCGGTGCCTAGAGAGAGATCGATAGCCGCCCCCAAGCGGTCACCAATCGCCCGGACAATCTCGCCGTGCTTATGGCTGGTAATTAACAGGGGCCGGTCAAACAGCATGCTCGCGACATGGAACAAATCTGGCTTACTCATCGGAGTTCCTTTGGCTCATTTCGTCAATTTGGTTCTGTTGCACACGCTGCAAAGCACCGTTATCACTAGTGCGTCTCGGATCCGAGTCAAATACAAAGCCCTTGGTATCGGCGACTTCGTTATCTCTTTCGATTTCGGTGTTCACCGTGTCCATGTCCCGGCCACGGCGCTCTGCTTTGTTTCGGCGCGAATCAAAACCAGCCCGCACTTCAAGCAGGTCTGACATGGCATCCTTTAATGGGTCCACAGAGTCGAACGCATCAGGCACCCAAATCACATTGGTGTACTTGCGGCGGTTGGTATTAAAGTCGGGAATGATGAGGCGGCGACTGGCAACGGCAGCTTCAAGCCACCAGATCCAAACGCGCCGGCAGAACATGAACGCCAGCATATTGAGCTGCTGCATTTCCAGATAGCGGCGTAAATCCATAAGGCGAACCCGCGCACTGCTGTAGGTCACCCCACGCATATCTCCGGTCATTTGCTCGAACGAAATCATGCCGGAAGCAGCGATCTCGCGCTTCACCTCATGGACGTGAGCCTCGTACATCTCGCCGACATCCGACGGATCGTTGAATCGGATATCGTCACCAGGCCCCAGCAAGGACCAGCTGCCAGGCTGAATCCCTAAGCCCTTGGCTTTACCGTAATAATCGTCTCGAACATCAATCCAAGTCTCTTCAACATTGTCTGGGTCTGTCGGAAACACCTCGTTTGGATCTACTTCACCAAACTGCGAAACGATAAACCCCACTTTTCGTGCAGCTTGGGCTTTGCGCTCAAGCTCAGCGTCTTGATAGAGATCGAGTTTCCACAGCTTAAGCAGCGCTGAACTCAGCGCCGGGATGCCGCGCCGTTGCCCTGGGCGAGTCTTCCAAAAAACATGCGCCATATCCTTCGCCGGAACAGGTACACGCTGATTGTTAGTGGATTCTGCATGGAACAAATCACCCGGGTGGCTGCGAAATAGGTGGTATGCCACCTTCTTACCAATGCGATTGCTTTCAATACCCTGGCGTATACGGTTGCCGTTGCTCAGCACGCGGTTGTAGTGATGATCTAGCAAATCACCTTCGATAAGCTGGACCTGCAATGGCACTTCCAAACCATCTTCAATACGTCGCACACGTCGCCGGGCTAATGTTTCACCCGCCTCAAACCCTCCCATGGCCACAATGCCCTGCATGCCACTAAATGGTGAATCACCGTCGGCATCAATCTCGTTGCACGAAACCCGCCACAATTCCATCATTTCCCGCTGCAAGCCTGAGTCTTTAAGCAGCGGGCGCGGCATCATTCCTGAGCCCACTAGTTGCGCAGCGTATTGTTGATGCGCACTTGCTGCGGACGGATTGTTCTGTACCTGATCACGGCTTCTAGCCCGCAAACCGCCGAGGCCAGTTGATATCGCAGCATCGGCACTGGTATCGGGCACGTCCCAATCTAAATAGCGGCCACCGCCATGGGCACCACGGTATCCCCAGCCCACTTGCGCCTTATTACGTGGACTTTCTGCAGGCAATATGAGCCCGCCCCCACCTTTTTTGGCGAAGGATCGACCGAATTTATTCATAGGATTAGGGGTTAGTAGTTAGCGGATACGTTAATGGTTCTGCGGCTTCTTAATTCTCTGAGCATTTGGCCCCTGAGTTCCCGCAGCTCGTTTAGGCTCGCGCGCCGGTACTCAACTTCTCGGATTGATCCGCCTAAATCTAGGCGGACCTTAACCTTTGCCTTTCCCGCAGTTAATTCAAGAATTGCAGCTTCAACCTGCTGCAGATTTTCGGTAGTCCACATTCAATAAGCCTTCTAGCCATTCAGCGTTTTCATTTTTCGACGCTTGTAGCGCTTACGCGATTTACCACCTACGTTCGCGCCTTCTGCAGCGACATCTTTAGTAGATGGCCTGCTTTCCGCGTAGTCACGGGCAAAATAGCTACCCAAAAATGCACAAAGCATTTCACAATCAAGCTTGTGATTAGCTCCTAGACGATGCCAAACCCAGCCACCACCACGCTTTGGCGTTCTGGCTTCTGCTGTAATTTGCTTTTTGTAATCATCATCGATGCCTTTGTAGACAAAGAAGCGCCCGTGTTCGTCGGTTCGGGTATATCGGTCATACAGCCATGACTTAAAGTGCCCGCTGTTCACCATCTTTCGATGGCTATTCGCTTTCTTTAAAGGTTTCCCGCGCTTATCGCTTTCCGGCTTGCGCTCATACCACCAGCGCCCGGCCTCGCTTTTTGATTCAGACATGACGGAGAATATTCTCCCGCCGGAACCAGCCGCGAATTCATCAACCCTTTCAGTTAAAAAACCAGCATCAATGGCCATGTACTGAATCATTCGGCCACCAATCTCCCTATCGAAAAATGCTTCAAGCAATTCCCAAGTTTCTGGGCTCTCAGTGTCACCCTCAATTTCACCCTGATCGATAAGCCAGCTAGTTTTCTTATAACCGTAGGCGCGGACCACATACTCGAATCGATCCCGCTGGACATCAACACCCATGAATAGCATGCGCGCTTGATCTGGCACCTCGAAGCGCTCATAGCTGCCTTCGCACTTATCAATAACATTCGATTCTGGCCTTTCGCCTTCAGAGGCGAACAATTCTCCAAAACCGGTGTTAATAGCCACCTGCATCTGGCCAACATCGCCAGAATCAACAGCCTTCAACCAATCATAGACTCGCCTTGAAACAAGGCTATCTTTGCTAAGCACACCGCTCGCCCATAAGGAATAACTGAGCGTCTTGGGTGTCTCACCAACTACCTTTTTGTAGACACGACCATCTGGGGCAATGAGCTGATCCCCATCCTCAGAGTATCTAAGAGACTCTGCATCAGGCTTCGGCCCATCATAATCACCATCTTCTATCCACTGACCCGGCGCAACCGGTAAGCCATACGCGCGAATGTGATACACATCGTTATCGTAGTGCTCATGCCCACAACGCGGGCAAGACAAGAAAGCGGCTTCTGCTCGCTCTAGCGGTGTACCATCCTTAGGCCAGTGGCAATGTTGAAAACGTGGAGAAAAATACTTGCCGCAATCGTTGTTAGCGCATGGCACCATGAACTCATGGCGAGTACCTGCTCGCCACTCAATCCAGCCTCTGCTGAAAATCTGAGCCTTATCACCGTACTCCCAATGTTCATACTTGGTGACAGGGTGAATATAGGTTTTGATATTGCCGAGTGTCGGCGTTGTATCAATTAAATTTGTTCCATCAATGTAGCGTTCCGACCGCTTCTCCAGCATTGCTACTGGATCACCCTCGCCCTTGATGTTTTGCATACGATCCACTTCATCAGCGATCGTAAGGCCAGCGCTCTGACTGGCCACCTCAGTAGGCGAGCCGGCCCATGCTAAGCGAACGGTCAAGCCTTTGATGACTTTTACTAGCTTTCTCGTTTTGCCTTTTGGTAGATGCTCAGCCAGGCTAGGCACGCTTTCCAGCATGTGCTGTATACGCTTTGCAATGACTGAATCAACGTTATTCTGCGTTGGCCCCAGATAGATTACTGAGCAAGGGTTATCGTCAAGCCGCTGGCCAATGATCGCCAGCATGATTTGAGTCTTCCCCATTTGACTGCCACAGAGAAAAACGACAGTTCTAAACTTTGGATTAACGGCTGCACGTGCGATGGGAATTACGTAAGGTGTCGTGCTCGCTTTATATCTGGGCTCCGGAGCGTCTGGTGGTAACTTAAGCTTTTCATCTGCCCATTGGTCAGGCGCTCTCTTCGGTGGCGGCGTTGATAGCGTCTGCATCTGACGCAAGGTGCTCGCAATAATCCGCAAGCTCCCCGAGACGATTTGCGAATCGCTCCCGAAGTTTCTGCATGTCAGATCCGATTGTTTCTCGAATATGGATAGCACAGCTGGATGCAGCGAAGTCCCGGCACCGTTCATCCTTGTACTTCTGGAGGTCGACATTTAGCCCAACAATTGCTGCCGCAAATGACTTGTTAACTGCATCGCTATCAATAACGTTCCCGAGTCGTTGAGCCAGTTCCACCTCTTTGATTAGTCGATCAACACGGTGTTTTTTCTCTAGCTCACTCAAGCCATCATTGGCCCGATTCATTTTGCGTACGTACCATGGCAAAGCTTCATCGAGAAATATCGTTCTTGCTTTGCCTTGGCGGCCACCACCGTTTGATGGCATGCCCTCATCGCACCACGCTTTTACTGTCGCCTTGCTAACAGCAAATAGCCCTGCAAGCTCAGTAAGAGTCACTGAAATACGTTCGGCTTTAGCCTTCGGTGGCATCGCTTATTCCTCGCTTTTGCACCATTCCGGCGAGTTACCTCGAATACCGTGCATTTGGCACTCGTATTTCTTCACAAGGTCCATGTAGGCCACCAGCTGAATCAATAGATCTTCATTACTTGCCCCCGGCCACAGCATTGCCGGGTGTGAGTGCACCTGTGTTAATCGTGGGTCGATTGGCTTCAACCGATCTCGTTCCACGGTCGTCACGCGTGATGAGCGCTGAATTTCCTGCTTCTGCGGCGCGCCGCTGCAAGATGGCAATAACACCATCAGGCAAAAGGCCATCAGCCCAAATTTCATAAATTGAGGTAGATTGCTTGCATTCACTGGGTACTACATCCTTCGATTGAGCCCGCAAGGCTGTAAGCTCTTGGCGCAGGCTATCCGCTGCTTTCTTCTGGTGTATCCATAGCGCTTCGGCTTCGTTACCACGGGCCTGTGAATCAGCAATGGCCCGCCGGTAAGATTTGGCGTTATCGCGCTGCTGTTTCTCCAGCTGATCCAGCGCATCAACCAAACTCTCGTTATCGCTAGTGAGCAATTGATTTGATTGCTGGGCCTTATCAGCGACACCCCACGCATGTAGGGATTCGCCCCGGTACCACAACGCGGCAACAACGCCCAAGACAGCGGGCAAATACCGCAGCAACACCAACCAGCTCATCAACGGCCCCGGATACAGGTTTGTTCGAGTTTCGCGATATCCGCTTGCATACCGCCAAGGTGACGGTAAATGTCGGTATGCGTGCTATCCGCAAGATCACGCGGCATTAGTTTATTGAGGGTGCCCTGCAGCCCATCCACCGATTTCTCGATATTCATCACCGTGGCCTGGGTGGTCTTGTTGTTACTGTCTACGCTGTGCAGCAAGTGCACTGCGTAACCAGAGGCGCTAATCATCGCCGCCAAAAACGTGCCCGCCATCATGTTCATCATCGATTGCTTAGTTAGTGAGCTCTTGGTACCAGCGTCCGATCCTGTCGACATAATCAATCGTTTCCTCAGAGTGATGCCCGGTAATGCCCGGCATGCACTCTTTAATAACTTGCCAATCAAGAGCACCGCGACAAGCACGCTGTGCGGCAATTACGTTCCCCGACCCCGCGTTGTAGCTGGCAAACACCAGTTCACGGCGCGATTCTTCGGAGCGTTTAAAACGCCATGTGCGCCTCAGCTTGGCGTCATACCAAGCGGCGCAAGCAATTGAAGCTTCAGCGTTAAATGGGCTGGCGTTGATCTGCAATGCATCAGTACATTCGCGCCAGGTGCGCGGCATAAACTGGCATAGCCCTTTTGCCCCCACCGGGCTCACTGCCCTGTGCTTAAGTCGGGATTCTTGCCAGCATTGCGCTTTCAGCCAATGCCAATGCCACGGCAAGCGTCGGGCAGCGTGCCGCTGGAACTGGGTATCAAATAAATCGGGAAACGACTGCCGCCCCGAAGTAGCAGCAGCCGAAGATAACCAAACCCCAAAAATGAGCCAGAGCACGAGGGTCTTTCTGGATAATCGGCAGCACCGTGTTTGCCAGCGATGGTTTTTCATCATCTCGCTTATCCACTTGGTTTCGGATTAAGTAACGGCTGATCAATCCAAAAATGAGCATGATGCTGGACACACCAAAACCCAGCATGATCAGCAACCGCAATAATTCGCCTGAGTTAGTCATAGTTCACGCACAAAAAAGCCTCGACTGAGCGAGGCTAATAAGGATGTAGAGACACCAAAGAATAAAGCCGAAAGCGCTACTAGACGCCTGCAATCAAACGTACATTACGAATACATATCAAGAGTCCATTCCTGCCAATTAAAATCACAACTATCATCAGCAGAGCACAAATCTGATTCTTGAAGGCACTTGGGGCAGCAAGGGACTTCTATTGTAATTTTTGTCCCTGAAGGGAAATTTTTAGCCTCAAGGTTATAGCTGTTAAGAAACTCTTCGCCCATATCTCCATCAGCTGCAGCTTCGAATAATGGTTCCATTTCTGATCCGCATGGATCGCCAGCGTAAACGTCTGGCTTCATCTCTAGCCAAATTATTTCTTTGTATTGGACTTGAGTCATTTCAGCCTTCTTGCTTCGAGTTCCGCCGAGTGAGTTTATTTTTTGCATAAAAAAAGCCCGACGTATAAGCCGGGCTTGGAAGAGACAAAGATAAATTGTGTTCATGGCCACCACCACAATGGCCACGTTAGTAATTTAGTCGGTATTTGTTGCAGGTGACAACTGCGAGCCATTGTTACTAACACTACATCAATTAAAATAAGCGCGACTAGCATCGCAATAAACTAAAGCAATGGCGAATACCGGGCTTAAAATTAAAGTTATTAACTCAAGAGTTACACTACTCAGGTTAATTTTTTGAGCCACAATTGAGTATGAAAAAATTAACCTGACGACTTCAGGGCCAACCTAATACCCTCGGAAATATTACCACCACCAAGCGCCTTGGCCTTATCAACGCTTTCAGCATCCAGGTAAACATTCACCTTGCGCCCCCCTTCCATTTCCTTCTATTGCAAGTATCAATATGCGTATATTTATAAATTGGTAAGCTATGGCGAGGAAGGCAACAATCATTGGCGAAGCAAAGGACGTGTTTGGCGTGGTTTGGGACGTGCGCGAAAGGCGCGATACTAACCACGGCTTTAGGCTTGAGATAGGCTGGCCGAGGAATGCTCAGCGCGGCAGAGGCGGCCGAGGTGTAGCCACGATCATTACGCCTAATCTGTCCGACTATATGCAGATCACTGTGCGCCTGAAGGATGTTGATTTACCTGTGGGCAGAAATACAATCAAGCGAATTAGAAAGGATCTGGATCTATATTGGTCTTGGGACAAGTATTGGTCAGAGAGAAACGGTGACTTACAGTCAATGACACTTGATTCATTTTGTAAAAAACATAATTGCAGTATCGGAGCTGCCAGCCAACGACGGCGAGAACTTAAATTGTTCGGTAAATGAAAGGAACCACCATGCTTAGAATCATTCTAGCCTTGTGTTTATTAAGCTCACAAACATGCTTCGCAGCAGCGACACAATTTAAAAACATCTCCGAGGTTATGGAGTATCTCGGGGACTATTCAGGACGAATCGGCAGGCATGAAGTCACTAGCGAAACTCTCGCGAGTATCAAAGTTTACCCTGATACTTTCCCGAGAGAATCGCGCGAAGTAATTCAGGAAAATACACAAAGAGCATTGATTTATACAATTTATAGAACGTTCACGCACACAAAGGCAAACAAAGTTACTGTCACCGTGACCCCCGAAGAGGTAAACCCGAGATCAAAAGCTAGAAAGCCACTGAGTTCATACAAAATCTCGATAGCTATTGATAGAACCAGCGCGTTGACATTATTAAAGCAACATATTGGCGTTACTTCATTTGAAGACTTGGTGATGAGTCAGAAGTTTGGTAATGAAACAGTTCCCGACCTTTGGAGTACGAAATTCAAAAAAATCTACTACAACGATCAAGGAAAGCCAGGTATAACTGCTTTCGTTAAATCGTTAGACAAGTTTAAGAAGTAGTCCAATTAGCAACCACTTGTGCTGCAGCTTCTTTGCAGCACATTCCCAGCCCGATAAATTACTCTCTCAGAATTCTAGCGATAGTTTTACCGTCTCTAGCGATAATCAACACCAGCTGTTTTTTATTGTAAATGTACTCCCGGCGCTCTCCGATGTACGCACCATAGCCATTTACCAACTCAATCACGTTGGTGGGGTCGGCGCGCATTTTCTTCTCAGCGGCAGCGTAATGCTCGCCAATACGAAAGACCTTAGACCCAACTCGGTAACTACTCAGCTCATTAAGTGCATGCCCGACCACGGGCATGAGCAGCAGTGCGGCTACTAGAATTAACTTTCGCATAGATTTATAGAGCAAGTTCAAGTTTTTTAGGCGCATTTAAGATGCCGTCTTCGCTCGTAAGAGTTTTACCGATCAAATTAAATAACACAGAATCCAGTTCATCGGCGGGAACACAGAGATCTTTTGCAATATGGGTTTTGGTCACTCTCTGACTCCAAAGTTGCTTGAGGACACTGTCAATAATGTAGGATTGCTCTCTTTCCATTTCTTCTGGCTCGGTTTTTCCATACCTTTTGTTAATTTGTATACAGTAAGTTCTGTATTGCCAGTCAGTAATTTTATTTAATTTATGCAGCCGATAAGTTAGGGCTGAGAGAGATGAACCCCAACGCTTCTTCAATTTAATAAGCTGCTTCATAGAAGTTACAACAGGAATATGAGCCAGCAAGTCCTCAGTAGGAATTAAGAACTGAGAAGCAAACTTATCAGCTTCAACCTCAGCTTCCCTTCCTTGAGGCTTTCCATGCCGATGAAGAACAAGATGAGCCAGCTCATGCAATGCATCAAACCTACTGCGCTCTGCGGTCTTAAAAGTATTTAGAAAAACATAAGGTGTGCCACTCCTCCAGCAGGAGAACGCATCAACGTTTTTTGTCTCCTCTGAAAGTGAGAATACACGGACACCCTTTGATTCAAGAAGCTTAATAACATTGGGTATTGGCTTGTTACCAATACCCCAGTATGAACGTAAAGCTTCAGCTGCACTTTCCGGGCTACTTTCATGCCTTAAGTCTAATAGGTCTGCCTCAGGCAGATTGAATCGGCTCTCGATCCAATCTGAAAGCAAGTATGCCAACGCACCTGCGCTTAAAGAAGCATCCCGTTCTTTGGCCGTCATACTTCTTAAGCCGCGAAAACTGACGTTGTTCTTTGTCGGAACCTCTGTATCATCCCTAAAAAAGAACTGTATTGGATAGCCTAGGGCTTGTGCCAGCGCTGCAATGGTTGATTGCTCTATGTTTTTAGCCTTGCCGGTTTCCATTCGCGAAACATGCTCAGGAGTTAACCCAGCACTACTCGCCAACTCGCGTGCTGTTAGTTGCCTGCGCTGTCTCGCTAATTTTAACCTCGAAGGATTAAACATAATTTCTCTCAACTTTTAGGAGTGATCTCAAAATCTATATCCAAGTCCACTTTATCATCGTTTTCGTCGGACCTCTGAATATTCCAATCTGAATCTTTAATGATGAATATACGTTCCGCTAAAGTACCGAAGTTTCTGCCTTCAATAGCCCGTGGCCTTGACAGTTCAGCGCAAACCTCTTCCGTTGTGTAATCGTACGAAACGCAAAACACCCAAACACTACTGTTTTCTGCCTGCTTCTCCCCAGCTTCGATATCGCTGAATAGATGGCCGCTTGGGTTATCCACCATGCTCGCGGTTACCTTACCTTTATCTGAAATAGCTATGGGATCTTGTGTGCGGCAAGCATAATCAACGTTTGAGTAAATAATAGTCACTCCAATGTCCTTGTTAGCAACGAAATCCACTCCAGCATTCCACCCGGCTATCCACCCATCTTTAGTACAAAACAGAGTCTTTAAAGCACGAACTCCGTGTATAAAAGCATACATTCCCGGACTTAGTTTCGGATCAAGAGGTGTAGCCTCGTTCCTTCCTGCAGCCACAGCCAGAGCTACATCTTGAAGCTCTGCTTGCGAAACCCCAAAAGTTGATAATCTTGAAAAAATTTCTTCGTCGTTTTTTAAAACTACTGACTGTGACATGAAAATATACCCAGATTAATTTTTACACCATCAATTGTGTGTGAAAAAATTAATCTGGTCAAGTCAAAATACAGTCACCCAAAGCCGACCGAACGTTTTATCTCGACCAAGTGTTTTGACTGCGCGACAGCATCATGCAATGCGTGGTGCTTAACTTCCGGCTTGTGCCTGGGTATATGGGGAAACGCCTTGGCCAGCGTGCGATAACAGCGGTTTGAAAAATCACCCCACGGGCGATTTAAGCCCAACCGCTGATACGCAGAATCAAGGATGACATTATCAAAATCGGAGCCATTGCCCCACACCAGGTGGTTATTTTCGGGCGACCGCTTTTTAAGCCACCGCTGCAAGTCGATTAGCGCTTGGCGCAGTGTATGGCCACCATCGGCCGTTAGCTCTTGGGTTGCCTCGTTGGATTGCCCCAACCACCAACGTACGGTGGCCGGGTCTAGCTCAAGACGATATTTGGTTACCGACTGTCCCCAATTTATGCGCCGGTAAAAATCGCTCACTATCTCACCGTCTTGGATAAACACTGCACCAATGGCAGCGATGGCGCACCCTGGCTTAAGGCCAAGGGTTTCGAGATCGATCATGACATCACCAACCATTAGACAACACTCCTTGCTTGGCTCGCTCATGATCGTCCGCCATGATCCGGCACGCCTTGGTAAATGACTTATGCAACTCACTCAGAAACCAAACGTAGAGAGTGCCCCACGTCTGAGCGAAGGTGTGATGGTGCTTAGCACACGCAACTGCTCGGGCGTTATTGGTTTTCTCAAGCTGGCCACTGCCACCGCAGGCGCCACAAGTACCCTTCACTGTGGTACCTGTACCACGGCAATTGGTGCAGCGGCCTGGGTTGGCAAATTCCATAGCCGCGCCACGCAATATCGGGACATAGTTCATATCACGCGGCTCGGCCCACCTGCGGTTTTTCGCCGCCTCAAGCTGGTTTGCTGCCACCTCAGCTTTCCGGTTATCACCACAAGTCCGCGCCATTTCCAGCTTGAGCATAAGGTGAGTTACATCATCGGTTTGCTTACGCCATATTTGCGCTGCCTTACTAATCAGCTCAATTTCAGCCTGATGCTTTGCGTGGACCACACCGCCTGGCCAGTAAACAAGGCACAATGTGTATAGCTGTACCGGGCGCTTATTGAATCGTGCGAGCTCGCCAGCTATATCATGAGCTGTTACCGCTGGAACACCACCGCTTCCCGCACCTGGGCGCGGTGATCTAATGTTGAGCATTGCGATTTGATGGGCTTTCACTTGCTCACTCCTAAATAATCCTTTACTGCCTCAGCACAGGCGTGCCAACCAACGCAAACGCGCACGTCATGGCCTTGTGAGCGCAGCATTTTATGCACCTCTTTTTGCTTTTTAGTCGGATAGCCACCCTCTGCTTTCAGCTCAATCCACAAACCATGGTACCCACTGGCTGCCACCGGCAAATGGTAGTCGGGCATGCCTGCTTTTGTCCCTTCGGCCTTGAGCTTTGCAGCCACAACTGCGTTTCGCTGACCACCATTTGGGATATGGTAGATCGACTCAAGTTGTGGATAGGTTTGTAAGCTGGACTGCACCCACTGCATAAACCATTTCGCTTCCTTGTGCTCTCTATCACGCATTAGACCGCCTCCGGCCGCTTTCCCAGTTCATCGGAACAATGTTTGTTCCCTCGTTTAGCCTATCCATAGCGTACTCACCAAGTACTTGGTCAAGCCCGTGAAAATCGCCTTTCGATCGGTAGAGCAAATTACTAACCAGAACCATAGGCAGCATGTTGCTAGTTCGGTAATCGATGAGATTGAACAGTGTGCGTTGCTCGCTTGCACTGCCTGAGTTACGCCCTACTTCGTCCAGGATGACGAGATCGGCATTAAGAAATGGTTTTAAAACATCGCGCTCTGAGTATTGCGAGTTCTTTTTGTACGTGTCCCGTACGGCCAGCATTAAATCATTTACGGTGGTGTAAACCACGCTCAGGCCTTGGTTCAGTCCATGCTGAGCAATTGCGCACGCCAAGTGGGTTTTACCAGCACCCATGGTGCCCACAAGCGCCAAATTCTGGCCGCTCTTATTGGGCAGTTGCCGGGCGAAATCCCAACAAACGTCAAGGGCACGTTGCTGGTTTGGGCTGCTCACTCGATAGTTATCAAACCCTTTTGCGTGGTACCGCTTTGGGATTCGGGAGTTAGCGCCATTGCGCTCTATGGCTTGGGCGATTCGCTGACTACGCTCCCGCTGATACTCAGCGACTTTCTCCTGCTCCCATTGATCTAGTTGCTTGCGCTTATGTTCATCATTGCATTCCATGCAAATGGCTGGGAGCCACTTACCGAACGCGTTAAATTCATATCCTTGGTACTCACCATGGATATCGCAGTATCCAGTGACTTCACGGCCTTCGCCGAATCGTGCTGATCGTGCTGCCTGTACTGTGCTCATCCCAAGCTCTCCTCGTAAAGGCTCGGGTCAACAGTAGCCATTTGCTCAGCCGGGTTACACGCACCACCGCCTCGCGCCTGGGCTGCCATCTTCACCACATTTCCGGGGCGTTCGTTTTTGATCCACTGTATCCAGGCTGCCAATGGGTGAACGAAACGAGTACCAACGGCAAAGTGGTGATTTACAAATGCACCCCAAGATCGTTCGATTTGTTCTTGGGTAAGCTCGGGTCTAGCTGCTTTTGCTTTTTGAAACCAACCCATGTTGAGCTTCATACCCATTGAGAGAGGTTTACCCCTGGGGGCATTTCCGCTTTGCGCGGTCGGGTGACTCTGCTCTTCACTTGCCTTGCCTTCGCTTCCCTTCCCTTCCCTACTAGTAGCGGTGTGCGATGGTCGCGCGTCGGTCGCGCATTTATCTTCTTTATTATCAGTATCTTGAAAGGGCTTAGAACTAGTGGCCAGTTCTAGTTTTGACTTTTTCAGCTGAGTTTTTACCCAAGCCGGTACATGATCTGCCCAGTCATGCACCAGAAGGCGGTGTGTTTCGCACAGGTCTACCAGTCGCGCACTGATTAAGGCATCAACAAAACTATCCAGGTTCTGGTTTTCTTGGGGTTGGAATTCGCATGCAATAGCAATTGCAGCATTCTTCCACTTGCCTACATTGCCTTGCGGCGCGTGCTGTGCGCAGAAATTCCAGAACAACTCAAGATAGCCAATGGCCATAGCCTTGGGCACATTAAGTAGGGACTGGAACTCCATGACTTTAGGGTGATTGGCGGCGTTGATCTTCATTGCCGTTCCTTGGTGTGGTGGCGGTAAGGTTAGGCGCTGGCAAGGCCCTTCAATTCCTGCCAGCGCCTTTGCTCTTCATTTACGTGGATACACGGTCCGGTACCGTGCCCTTCGCGATTATTAAAATGTTGATGAAGGGTGAAGGGATGCGCAGCCATTTGCGGCGGGTCCGGGCCGCGCGACGTGTGCGCGTCTTCCACGCACGCCGCGTGCGAGGTCACTACGACCTCGATAGTTGCAAAACAAAGGGGATACGCAATCACTGGGCTGCATCCAGGATTGCCAAGATTTGCTTAGCGCGAACCGCATCTTGGATCGAGTAGAAAACGCTTTGTCCAACTCGCCGGGTATTAACCACCTGGGCATGACGCAAGATCGCCAAGTGCTGTGAGAGCGCTGACTGGCTCAGAGGGACTTGCTCATTAATTTCACCAACCGATAACTCGTCATGAACAAGTAATGCCACTACACGCAGCCGGACTGCGTTAGCCAGAACTTTAAGCAACGATTCTGCTTCGTCGAAATCATTCGTATTCATACACGCCCGCTTTATTCATATCGAAATTGTTAATTAGCACTTTATTTATTGGCGATATGCCCCACCTTTTTTTAGGCTCATAACGCTCGGCAAGGAAAAAGGATTTAGAAGCGCCATGATGATGTTCGATAATGAAGAAACCCAAAAACTTGAAACTGCTTTACAAAGCCCGCTGGACGCTGGGCCATACAAAGACATCATTCTGAAAAACATCCCAAGCAATGAGGCGGCAATATTCATTCCTGTTCTACCTCAAGATAACTGCGCAATATCGGACTGCTTTGAGAATTGCCAGAAGCTGGCGGCCAGCCAAGGCGGAGCTGTGCTTTACGGTTGGGCAATTCGTGTTTGGCCACGCCGTTACATTTACGCGGAAGCTCACGCCATTTGGATGATCTCTGAAACGGAAGCGCTTGACCCAACGCCCCGAGGAAACGACGAAGACGAGATTTTGTTTTTAATAGATAGAAACGTAGGAAAAACACTGGCCACACAAGATCGCATCGCCAGCCACATAATCCCCCTGACCGATAACCCAAACGTTCTTGAATCAGTTCGCCTGCGTCGACAATTCGAAGAAATTCAAGCGAAGCATGGTAAATACGTACCAGCGGCAACGATGATGAATGAGATAATGCCTGCTTGGACTGCTTATTCAGATCACCTGAAAAATGTTGAATTCGACATTGCACAGGAAGATCCGTGCACATGCTTTTCCAGACTTCAAGCTTCGGAATGTTGTTACCAGCACCTCGCGTAATTAAATGTTGACCCATAGCAACAAGCGCTTCATCGATACAGGTCTTTGGATCGATATGAAATCCAATCTCGCCCGTTTGGAAATCTGTTCTCCAAAATAGAGCAAGTAAATAAGCGAGCTCATCCCGGTCCATCATTGACGGGTTGATCTGCTTTGCAACCTCCACCATCAGGCTAGCTATCTCCATATCCGGAGATAGCCTTTGATTATTAATGCTGGCTTTGGTCGATGAAGGGCACAACAAAGTTTTACGCCTCTTCATGAGTGACTTTCGATAACATTGGTAAGCAAGCGAACCAACCGGTGGCATGTATCCAGAGTTAATAAAGCCCTGATTTCTCGATCTTCATTTTGATCCTCAAGCATCAGCTCGGCTGGCAGGCGTTTTGGCGGCACCTCCTCAAAGCGAGCCGGCCGGCCGAAAGGGACTTTTTGAACTTTCGGCTGCTTGTTGAGATCATTTATCACCGAGATAGTGACGTTGCTATGCCGGTGACACACGGTGAAATTATTCTCACGATGGACGCGAACCAACGTCACCTCATTCGGGCTAGAACCAAACTCTGCATTTACCGGAACTAGCTGGGTGATATAGGCATATCCGCCACGATTACCATCGATAAAAACATGTTCAGTAATTTCCTTGGGATCAACACCGTCCCAAGGTTTTTTCTGCTCTTTGCCTGAGTCGTTATCCACTGGTAACGTCCTTATGGAATAAGTAAAAAAGTGGTGAGCGCAGCCAAGGCAGGGAGCTGCCATGGGTGCCCTCTTTAAGGCCGCCAGCGCTCAATAGCCAGTCCCTGATAGAATTCAGATCGACCACAGCAAAGGGAATATGCATGGCCAAGAGCATCGGAGACCGCGTCCGGGAAAGAAGGCAAAAGCTAAAGCTTTCACAAGCTGACTTGGCAAAAATGATCGGGGCATCCCAAGCGAGCATTACGAAATTAGAGAACAACCCCAGCAGAAGCAGCCGACATTTGTGGCGCATAGCTAATGCGTTGCAATGTGATGTTCTATGGCTGGAGTCAGGTGACGAAACGCTAAACCCAGACGCCACACCAGAGTCAAAAAAACAGCTAAGCCAGTCGCTAGAAAAACGGTTACAAGCAGTAGAGTTTGAACTCGGTGTCGTGCGCGAATTAAACTCGCGAATTCTTCTTGAGCTGATCGCGCTTAGAACGGAAATCAAAGACTTAAAAAAAGGTGGTGACCACTCTGAGTAAGGGGATAACTCTAGAGTGGCCTTAAGGCCGCCACCACGGCCATCCCTCGCCGACACTGCCCTGAATTCGTTGCCGGAACATTTACCGCTTGTGCCCATAATTGCTGGAGTTTGGCCGTGGACACGTGCGATTAATTTTTGGATCGTATTGCTTGCTTTATGCTCTGACCAACTTAAGCAAAGGACACAGCAAGAAATGGACAAGGATTTAAAAGAATCAATCGATCGCTTAGCCGATAACACCGCCAGGCTGAACCACATCTGCACGCTGCTATACGCACGCTTGTGTGTTTCCGCCCGCTTATCAATTAGTGATGATTTCGATCCAGCTGTCGTTGATAAACGACTTTTAGCCGCCGCCAAGGAAGAGATTGAACAATCACTGAAAATCTTGGAAAATTTTTCTTCTTCTACCCTGGCTAAGTGAAGGCTATTCATTGCCTTCACTCCTGTTCGTTTGTTGGGTACAAATCAGGCCGCAACTCTGAAGCTTGCACGCAACCACTAACAGCATCAACGCAAGCATTTACATACAGCGGGCTAATCTTCTTCGCCCTATTAACCCACCACCAAACATTCTGGTTTTTGATGGGCTTCACGCCACTGGGTAGGCTTTTATTTATAGATCTGGCCAACTTACTCATATCGCCAGCAACGTCAATGGCTTTGAGCAGCGCTTGATGAGCTGATTTCTGTTGTGCAGTATTCATGGCAACAACAATACAAGTAAACTTTGTATTTTTCAAGACTTGAAAAAGCAATAATACTTGTATTTAATATGTACTAGACATCTTGTATAATTCGCTGATGGATAACATCGGTAAGCGAATACAGTCAGCACGCAAAAGCGCAAAAATCACGCAGGTGCAGCTGGCAAAGATGGTAGGCATGACTCAGCAGAGCTTGTCTTTGCTTGAGCGTGGGGAATCGAACAGCACTAGAAAGGTGGTCGATATAGCGGAGGTATTAGGTGTTTCCGCGCACTGGCTGGTGAATGGCACAGATGGGCCCGACATAAAAGTGACCGATCCGCAGGATCGAGACCTTTATGTTGGCAAACTGAAATTGGAAATTTCAGACAAGTCCATGGAGCCAGACTTTTTGCCCGGGCACACTATTTACTATTCACCAGGCACATATCCAGAGCCTGGCGAAATAGTCGCCGTTAAAATCGGGGAAAAGTTGTGCATTAGGAAATTCAGAGTAATCAATAAAGGTGAGGAAAGAGTCGCCGTATTGACTCCTCACAGCGCTGATTTTCCTGAAATTAATGCTGACGAAGCTGAGGTGTTAGGTGTCGCTTGCCAACATGTAATTCCGTTATCTGGCAGAGTCGCATAGCCTTTTTATTTCCTTATAATCGTCTTCGTGTAACAACGAAAAAGTTCCATCTTCTACTGCGCGCTGACTTATCGAGCAGCGCATACTGCGCCCCCACTTATCACGCCCATACACAACCGCCTCGCCTCGCATGCTGCGCACTATGGCAACGGCGGACACCATTAAACGAGCCAATCCCAAGCCCTCTTGTTCTTCTTAGTGGGGCACTTTATGCAATCGCGATTGGTTCTAGGAATGGGGAAAAATTCCCCATAGCAGGTGCTTAACAATGAAAGCTGATAAACGCAACGCAGAAAAGCTACTTGTTACAGTCTTTGAATCAATTTTGCCTATTTGCCAGTTGTTTGGCATAACGACAAAGCGTGCGTCAGACTTACTTATGTTCGCGCATGTAAGAGCGCTTGAGAAGCAAGGGCGAACCAGAATAGAAATGCGGCCGGTTACAGGCTTATCAGCAAAAACCGTGAGAAGAATTGCAACAAGCGACCATTCAGCAGATGAAACTGATTTGGTCGCCAACGTTATCGGAGACTGGAACGCTGACAGCAACTTCCCGCCGGAGTTAAATATGGATGGAAAATGGCCCAGCTTCCAACACCTATGTGACCAGTATGGGAAAGACTTAACGCCTTCAGCTTTGTCTAAGGCGCTCATGGAAAGAGGTGTTGCAGAGGTAACTCAGGAAAAAATCCATTTAACCAAAACCTCATTAATTGCAAGCCACACGCACGCAGATACACTGCGTGTAGCTTCAGACGCAATTAGAGATTTAATCGGAACACTAAGCAATAACCTGGCCGGAAGTCCTCCCAGAGCTCAGAGAAGAATCTACTCTTACAGGATACCTATTCATCGTGTTGAAGAAACGAGGCTTGCTCTGAAGGAGCAGATTCAGAGATTTAGACTGAAATGCAGAGAGATTTTAAGAGGGCATGAGGAAACCACAGACCAAGGTATAGAAGTGGGAATAGGGATATACGAATTCATACAGCAAAGAGATATTAAAATAGAAGGCGGCAATAATGCCTCCCCAGAAAGGAAACCAAAATGAAACGCAAGCAATTAATTTTTTTAGTGTTTTCAATGATTCCCCTGTTTGCTCAAGCAGAGTCTGAAACAGGTACTGGGGCACCCGAGGTGGTAAGCGTTTTAAACTGGTTACTCTCTTGGCTGCCTTTCTAAGATTGTTCATGGAGAAGGGGTGGCAAGCGCCCCTTCTTCTATCAACTCTTGCTGTTCACGCACAGTGCTAAGCTCGTATAACTCGGCGGCTTATAATCAACGAGTGCATCCTCGTTGCCTTTACACTCAGCTTTCACGAACCTAGCCACCCGAAGCCAGTCAAGATATAAATGGTCTCTATTGTTCTCCTCCCTAGCTACACAAGCTTTGTGCAACTGAGGGCTTACTGATCTTCCCCCAGTGCTAGAGATCTTTATTGATTTGAGAGAATAAGTGCAATACTTTTCAACATCATAGTCAGGAAACTCATTATCTTCCGTTGCTTTTTTTCTCAACTGAGAAGCCCGCCTCTCCTTTTCTAATTTAGCCCTCCTTTCAAGTATTTCCTGATCCTTTCTGGCCCTCTCTTCGACTGCTTTTTTCTCAGATTCTTTATTCCTGATATAGCCATTTAGAGAGTCCTCGTCGCATGGGACCGAAGAAAACACCGACGTTCCATCAGGAGACTTGCATTTGTAGATATCTTGCGCGCTTACCGCAGTGGAAAGCAGTAGACACGCCAAGAAAAGCACCCTCATAGAAACTCCCTTTTGCCTATAAAGTTGACTTGTAATTCTCCATAAGAACTCACGATCAGTAAAGCCACGACGAAAAATTAAAAAAACAAGGTTTTCACAGAAATCACTTTACAAACAGTTTTTACAAGCTAAAATACAAGACATCTTGTACAACAAATACAAAGCAAAACAAGAAAACAGTTAATTACGTTACATGAAAGCACCTTAACTTGAGCACCACAGAAAGACTTATTGAATCAGAGAGTTAAGGGAATTTCAGCCATTTTAATCACCGCCTATTGCGGATAGAGAAAGGAAACACCGATGCCCGAACTAGAACGCAAGAAACGGCCCTTTATCGACACTCTGCGCAGTGTCGAGCGTGGCCGCCTACTCAACGAGCTCACCGACATTCAAAACGAAGTGGTTGAGGCCGTACAGCTCACAGGCAAACAGGGTGAAATCACTGTCACCTTTAAATACAAGCAAGAGGCC